TTGTGCAGACTCAGACGATCAACGGAGTTTCTACTCCTGTTGTTGTCCGAACTCACTACGCCTCGCTTGAGTTTACGTTCGATGAATCATCGAGCCAAGCTGAACGAGACAACTTCGTTGGTATGATGCGTGACAGTCTTTCTGTCACGAATCCTCTTACTAACGACGTTTTGGTGAAACTGCAAGGCGTCTATTAATGACGCCTCGTCACGACGAAGACACTAAACCTGTCATTATATTGATAGGGCTTATTGTCTTGTCTTCTCTAATGTTTGCGATAGCAGCATTAGTGATCTATGCAACGATGCATACATCTTTCATAAAGGAAAATCCTAATGAAAAGACAACGTCACTGGAACGCGAAATACAACGCGAACACACGGGTACCCGAGAATACGACTCAAGTCATTTTCAACCACCTTCAGTCTTTGGACGAAACACGATTTAAATATCGTTATCTCCAAGACGAGGTCTTTAGTAAATTTCTTTCTAAAGACACGGACTCTCCTCTTGTACGCAGAAACCGGGCCATAATGAAATGGCTTGGATCTGAGTTAAATAATGAGAGTACGAATGACCGACTTTTTAATACACACAGCGACTTCAATATTTTATCGCGTGTGTGTTGGTCATCGTTCGTTGCAAAATGCCAAGAAATCGTTATTTCGATCATTGGTGAAACAGTTCCACTAGAGGCCCTTATAGGTTCCTTTAGCGGGGGTGCTTCGACGAGTCGCAAACGAACTGAAAGCTATCCAGCAAGTAAGTTCCTCGGTAAAGCAGACGTTACATCTTCCGCTTTACACTGGTTCTCTCTTGTTCAAGAGGAGCTAGTGTTATGGAAAGTGTTTTCTGATGATCTCGTTTTAAACGAGGTCAAAGGTAACGTTCTGTTCACAGTGCCTAAAAAGACAACTATTGATCGTTGTGCTTGTAAAGAGCCCGACATCAATATGTTCCTACAGAAGGGAGTTGGGAATTATTTCCGCAACTCTCTTCGTCGCAAGGGGATTGACCTTAATGATCAATCCCGAAATCAGCGCTTGGCGCTGATTGGAAGTTCAGATGGTTCCTTAGCTACTATTGATCTAGCTAGTGCTAGTGATAGTATCTG